CCCCCACCGTTCGTTGAACGCTTTCAATATAAAAATTGTCAACAGATAAATGATCCTGTTACCCGTAAGAGAGTTTATCTAACTCCAGACGGCGAAAGTCTCCCTTCAGTTACCACCATTCTGTCAGCTACCAAAGACATGACTCATCTCAATGAATGGAAAAAACGTATAGGAGAAGAAAAGGCCAAACAAATAACTACAGAGGCTGCAGGTGTTGGCACAGCTATGCACAGCAATTTAGAACGTTTTATTGCAGGTATTCAACGTCAGCCCGGAAATAACCCAGTTCATATCCAGGCCAATAAAATGGCCGATGAAATTATCAAATATGGGCTAGCAGATGTAAATGAAGTATGGGCGATGGAACAGAGCTTGTACTTTCCCGGTTTGTATTCCGGAACTACTGATTTAGTTGCTGTATATAAGGGCAATCCTTCAGTATGCGACTACAAGCAAACCAACAAGCCTAAGAAAGAAGAATGGGTTGAAGATTATAAGATGCAGTTAGTAGCATATATATTAGCACATAATGAAGTCTACGGAACTGACATAAAAGAAGGACATGTGTTTATGTGTTCTAGAAACTGTGAATATCAGCAGTTTGATCTATGGCCCAGCGATTTCAACAAGTATCAAGATCTTTGGTTAGATAAGGTAGAGGAATACTATAACAGTTTAAGATAAATACCCTATAACGGGAAATTATCTATGGCTGTCGTACAGATATCTAAAATACAGGTCCGCAGAGGACAACGAAATTCCAATAGCGGTGTGCCCCAATTAAGTTCTGCCGAATTTGCCTGGGCGGTAGATACTCAGGAATTGTTCATAGGAAACGGCAGTGTTTTAGAAGGCGCACCTTATGTGGGTAATACTAAAATACTCACTGAACACGATAACATTTTAGACCTAGCGTCTAGTTATAAATTTGCCAACAATGATACATCAATAAGTTTAAGCGTCTCGCGAAGTCTGCAAAGCAAAGAAGATGAAACTGTTAGTGTAGTTGATTTTGGCGCAGTAGGAGATGGCAGCACAGATTGTACAGATGCTTTTGAAACTGCATTTACAGAACTGTTTAGAAACGCCAATGAAAATTATAAAAAAGAATTATTAATACCTAACGGCGAATATCTGTTTACCAAAGAATTAGCTGTGCCCAGCGGTGTAATTTTAAAAGGCGAAACACAGACTGGTGCTGTGTTGAACATAGGCAGCAATAACATTAGATTTATCACTGGCACAGGATTAGAGTTATTAGATTTCAACAGCACTAATCGTCCGCAAAACATAAATTTTTCTAATTTTACAATCAAAAGAACTACCGGCCAAGTAATTTTCTCTGGAGTGGCAAACTCCAAAGTTGATTCTGTTAAGTTTCAAGGTGAATATCAATTAGGCGAATCTGTAAACATCAGCACTGCAAGTGCAGCAGTATTCTGGCAGAATACTCTAGTAGGAACAAAAGTTGAACATATTACTTTTAAAAATTGTGTGTTTCAGGAAGATGCTGTTGCTGTAAAATGCCTTCAGTCAGATACATTTGAAACTAACATTAGATTTGAAAGTTGTAGATTCTTTGTTAATGATACCGCTATCTATATAGAAGGTGTAACATCACAAGGGAATAGATGGCAGATCAATGACTGCGAGTTCGAAGAGATTGCCAACCAAGCATTTAGATCAACTGCTGGTAGAGGAACACTAATACAACGTTCAAAATTTAAAAATGTAGGTAACAATACCGGAACCAGCGCCAATCCAAACGACTACATGGTGTACTTCGGAGAGAAGGTAGGAAACACACTGATTGATTGTAGCAGCGACAGACAACAAGCCGCAGCAGTAGCAGTGTCAGGGTCGACTCCTGCATTTACGGAAGTTTATAACGCAGCTGGAGTCAGTTTTGTCGATAAAAATTATGCGTTAATTTATCTGTCAGATAGTTTTACTCCAGTAGCGGCCTTTTCTGCACAAAATAAATTTACACAAATAAATTATTGTTTAAGATTAGGTGAACATACTAGATTCGGAACCTTGACGATTACCATAGGTGATGACCTTAGTCCATTGTCTCATGGTTCAGAAGTTTCTTTAACTGATAATTTTGCTTATTCACCCAATTATCTAACATCGCCAGGAGGAACCCTTATGACCAATTTTGAATTCAATATTTCTAAGTCAAGTAATACTGCACTAGATGATTCTACGGCGGCAGTAGTTGATACATTGATATTGACTTACAAGAATCCAATCGCTACAGGCGCAACAGGGTCAATTTCCTTCGATGTTGCCTACGGTGTTTAACGAATACGGGACCAAAAGATTAGCAGCCTGGAGACAGTTTAGAGATAGTTTAGAAACCAGTGAAACACCACTGGAAGACGTAGCAAAACTTTGGGCACATGCTCCTTTTGTTAGTCCCTATCTAGATCCCAAAATTCCTACAGATTGGCCTGATCCCTGGCATTTAATGCTAGATCTCCGTTTGGACGATCTTGCACTCGTGCTAGGCATGCTGTATACTATCAAGTTAACACAGCGGTTTATTGATACCGAATGTGAGATACATATGTCTATGTCCCCAGAGAAAAAAGAACCTTTATACATGCTAGTTGTCGATAATAAACACGTTCTTAATCTTGTTTACGGCGCCGTAGTAGACGTTGACCAACTGAATAATGTAGATACGAAAAGAATTTACTCTGTATCTAGATTACAATAAATATCCCATTATAATAAAAATAGAGAGACATATAGATGAGCATCACAGTTATCAAAAGAAGTGGAAATAGAGAACCGTTAGCGGTTGAAAAGTGGCAGGCACAGGTTGCCAAGGTTTGTAAAGGTATCGCAGACGTCAGTCAGTCAATGATCGAAATCAAAGCCCAACCTCATTTTTACGATGGTATCACCACAGAAGAAATTGACGGTATAACATTGAGAGCTATCGTTGATCTCATCGATATCGAACATAATCCCGATATTGGACATACGAACTATCAATATGTGGCAGGCAAGCAACGCCTTAGCATGTTGCGAAAAGATGTATACGGCCAATATGAACCTCCCCACCTCTATGACATCGTAAAGAAAAATGTTTCTGTTGGCTTATATACGCCAGAGCTTCTTGAATGGTACACTGAGGAAGACTGGAACAAGATGAACGATATGCTTGACCACGAAAAGGATGAGCAATACAGTTACGCAGCAATTGAACAATTGATCGAAAAGTATCTCGTGCGTAACCGAGCTACAAAGGAGATCTATGAAACACCACAAGTTCGTTATATGGTTGCTGCCGCGACTGTATTCCATAAAGAAGAACCTAATGCAGCCCGTATGCGTTACATCAGAGAGTATTACAACGCGGCTTCAGATGGTCTCTTTACTCTTGCTACACCTGTGTTGGCTGGTCTTGGCACTCCAACAAAGCAGTTTAGCAGTTGTGTTCTTATCCGCAGTGACGACGATCTGGATAGCATATTTGCTAGTGGGGAGATGATGGCCAAGTATGCCAGCAAACGTGCAGGCATTGGTCTAGAGATTGGACGCCTACGACCATTAGGCAGTCCCATACGTGGCGGCGAGATCATGCACACAGGTATGATCCCGTTCCTAAAGAAATGGTTCGGTGATCTACGTTCATGTTCACAAGGTGGCATTAGAAATGCTAGTGCTACAGTGTTCTATCCTATTTGGCATCATCAGTTTGACGATCTTATTGTTCTTAAAAACAATCAAGGAACTGAAGAAACTCGCGTTAGACACATGGACTACGGAGTTGTACTATCAGCGTTCTTTTGGCGTCGTTTTAAAAACAAAGAAGATATTACTTTCTTTGATCCTAATGAAGTTCCGGATCTATATGAAGCTTTCTATAGAGACACACAGAAGTTTGAAGAGCTATATGTGAAGTATGAGAGGCGTAAAGATTTACGCAAAAAAACAATGTCCGCCGAAGAAGTATTTAGGTCGGGCATACTTAAGGAGCGTACAGACACAGGTCGCATCTATTTGGTGTTTATTGATAATGTTATGAATCAAGGCCCTTTTGATCCTGAATATCATACCATCTATCAAAGTAACCTGTGCTGTGAGATCTTATTACCAACCCGTCCATTTAAGAGATTAGACGACGAGGAGGGACGCATAGCGTTATGTACACTGGGATCCATTAACTGGGGTGCGTTCCGTAACCCAGAAGACATGCGTAGAGCCTGTCGCATTCTACAACGTAGTCTTTGCAATATTTTAGATTATCAGGATTTCTTATCTATTCAATCTAAGTTAAGCAATGACGAAATACAGCCATTAGGTATTGGAGTAACCAATTTAGCCTATTGGCATGCCAGACGGGGGATCAAATATGGCGACAAGGACGCATTGGCAGAAGTTAAAGTTTGGATGGAGCATCAGGCCTTTTACCTTACGGAAGCGACGGTTGAACTCGCCAAAGAAAGAGGAAAGTGCAAAGACTCAGACAGAACAAGGTATGGACAAGGACAGTTCCCCTGGGAGCGACGAGCACCAGGAGTTAACGAACTCACCGACTTCACCCCGGAACTAGACTGGGAATCACTGAGAGAGGAGATGAAGCAACATGGTGTACGAAATGCTACTCTTATGGCTATTGCTCCAGTTGAGTCTAGTAGTGTTGTTATTAATTCTACAAATGGAATAGAGATGCCAATGAGTTTAATTACGACCAAAGAATCAAAAGCCGGATCGTTTACTCAAGTAGTGCCAGAATATAATAGATTAAAAAACAAATATCAGTTAATGTGGGAACAGAAAGACTGTGACGGATATTTAAAGACTGCTGCGGTCTTGGCAGCGTATGTTGATCAATCAATTAGCACTAATACTTTTTATAATCCTGCTCATTTTCCGGATCGTAAAGTACCAACAACACTGATCGCTAAAAATCTTATGCAATCTCATGTTTGGGGCATTAAAACTTTTTATTACAGTTTAATCAATAAACAAGGAGCCAAACATGAAGATAAAACTCCTGAAGTACATTACAACGGATTCCATGAAAGAGAAGTTGAGACAAGCATAGAAGAAGATTGCGAGGCCTGCAAACTATGAAAACTCTGAGAGAATATATTTCTATTGTAGAATCTGCAGGAAAGATAGACGACACCTGGTTTCAAAAAGGCTCTTTCAAAACTTTCAAAGTACCGGCTAAGGAACCTTTTGAAGTTGCAAAAGAAGATGGTGAAATTGAAACACTTGAAGGCCCAGTCAAATACAAAAAAGGTTACTATATCGTAACTGGACCCAAGGGAGAAAAATATCCAATCCCGCCTGAAAAGTTCAATGAATTAAAAACAGACAACGGCGACGGAACAGCGAGCCCCAAAAAAATAATTAAATTAGCCAAACTGGCTGATCACGACGGGTCTGTAAATACCAGCTGGGGCGAAGTACTGAATTACAAAGCCGGTGAGGATTACATTGTGCGCCATGGTGAAGATGATTATGGCGTCGTAAAGAAAGATATTTTTAACAAAACCTATAACACAGAAAATATAATATGAGCCAAAAACAATATAACCTACACACAAAAACAGACTATCTAAGTCGCAAGATGTTCCTAGACCCAGCAGGGCCAGTCACTATCCAACGTTTTGAAGAAGTTAAGTATAAAAAAATAGCAGATTTTGAATCTACCGCACGGGGTTTCTTTTGGCAACCTGAGGAGATCAGTCTTACTAAAGATGCCAACGATTTTAAGGAAGCTTCAGATGCGGTTAAACATATCTTTACTAGTAATTTACTTCGTCAAACCGCTCTTGACAGTCTGCAAGGTCGCGGCCCAAGTCAAATCTTTACTCCGGTCGTAAGCCTTCCTGAACTAGAGGCATTGGTCTATAATTGGACTTTTTATGAAACGAACATTCATAGTAAAAGTTATAGCCATATTATAAGGAATATCTACAATGTCCCTAAAGAAGTTTTTAATACGATCCATGACACCAAAGAGATTGTTGACATGGCGTCAAGCGTGGGACGTTATTACGATGCTCTCCATCTCATCAATTGCCGCAAAGAGCTTGGCGAAACAATACCAGAAAGAGAACATGTTAAGGCGATCTACCTAGCATTACACGCCAGCTATGCACTGGAAGCGTTCCGCTTTATGGTGTCCTTTGCTACCAGCTTGGCGATGGTAGAAAACAAGATCTTCATTGGCAACGGCAACATCATCAGTCTGATCTTACAGGACGAGTTACTGCATAAGGGTTGGACTGCTTGGATCATTAATCAAGTAGTCAAGGAAGATGAAAGGTTCGCTAAAGCCGCTAAAGACTGCGAAGACGAAGTATTGCAAATTTATAAAGATGTTATTGCAGAAGAAAAAGCCTGGGCTGATTATTTGTTTAAGAAAGGTCCTGTTATTGGATTGAACGCAAATATTCTAAAAGAATTTGTAGATTACACCGCTGCCTCAGCATTGAAAGATATTGGTATTAAGTACTGGATGCCAGCACCTAAGACCACTCCAATACCTTGGTTTAACAAACATAGCGATACTAGTAAAAAACAAACTGCTCTGCAGGAAAATGAAAGTACAAATTATGTTATTGGCGTCATGAGTGAAAATCTCGACTATGACGCATTACCTGCTATATAAGATATGTTTAAAGCACAATATAAACGTAATTCACCGTATGAAAGTTGGATAGTAATTGGCACGTACAGCAGTGAACAATCTGCTATTAGTGCAGCTCTCCAATATAAACGCAAGGGCGCCGTGTTAGTAAGAGTGACGGATAAAAAAGGCGCTGTAATATACTCGAACTAAGAAAGGAAAGAAATGAAAGCAATTATATGGAGCAAATATAATTGTCCTTATTGTGATCAAGCTAAAGCATTATTAACACAAAAGGGACTGCAATTTGAAGAAAAGAAAATCGGAGACGGTTACACCAAAGAAGACTTATTAGAAGCTGTACCGACAGCTAGAACTGTGCCCCAGATTTTTATAAATGATAAATTGATTGGTGGTTTCACAGAATTAAGAAAGTACTTAGAAGAAACTGCCGGCGGATACGGCAAAGGAATGATTTAATGCTAATCGATAAAGGCGTAACAGTAGGTGAGGTAATAACTATTAAACTTACCAGCGGAGAAGAAATTGTTGCAAAACTAGTGGATGATCAGGTAATGCACTACAAGATATCTCATCCCATGGTAATTGCTATGAGTCCTAAAGGGCCAGCTTTGATGCCATATTTGTTTACCGTAGATCCTAGCAAAGAAATTAAGTTATCTAAAAGCGTTATCACGGTCACTGAAGCCACTGATAAAATGTTTGCTGATCAATATCTCCAACAAGTTACCGGTATAGCCATGGCTTAAATAGTATTATGGCATTATCGACGACCCCAACAATCAGTCCTAGCCCTAGTGCAGCAAATAGCCCTAGTGGACCATTCACACCTACAGCTCACACGCATCCGTTTACAGCTATCACGGGTTTAAGATTTGGGACAAATGGTAGAGTTGAGCCTGTCTACGATGCCGCAAATGTTTATGCAAATGGTAGCATTATTGCACTTTACAATGCTGCATCGACAGAAGGAAGCTTTGCTGCTACTGCTGTTCCTAAGGTAACTGTTGTGCAGGCTGTTCAAAATGTTGAGGGTGACGAAGATAACACCGCTGGAAAAAGAGAAGCAGATAGATTCTTAGCAGAAGGAAGAATCACTAAAGAGCGTCATAGGGAAATTACCAATACACCTGTACCTAAAGGTCCGGGTACTAAACCTTCTGCTCCTGTCCCAGGTAGAGATGTCCCTCCAGTATCAGGCGATATCACCTACGGCTTGAAATTAACTCCTAACGGATTCACGCTAGGACAGGCCATTAAGAATGTCACGTTTCCTAGAACCATACCTCAGCTGGCCGATAATGTACGAGGCCTTCCTGTACAAAACATAATTAATAATCTAGCAGCATTAGCCCTTAACATTCTCGAACCGGTGAAGGCCAAATACCCAAACATGCTGATAACCAACACATATAGGCATGGTCCTGGTCAGGCTCAACATGGTACCGGTCAGGCGGCTGATCTACAGTTTAGAGGTGTGCCTGCACACAAATACTATGAAATAGCGGTATGGATAGAAAAGAATATCCCATACGATCAATTATTATTGGAATATCTACCAGGACAAACGGTGTGGATACATATCAGTTATGCGATTCCAGGTATACCATACGGCGGCCAGTCAGTGAGGGCTAGCAAACCTATCAATAGGCTAGCAACATTGAATGGTGCAGCTGGTGGTAAGTTTACAGTAAACTTACATGAAGAAATTATCGTAGCATCAGTACCTAACAGAGTGGTGGCAGCGTAATGAAAAAATTATTTTGGAACGTTTTAGGATTTATTAGTCTAGGAATGGCCTACATAGGTGTAGTAACACCGGGAATTCCTTATTCACCATTTATTGTATTCTCAGCATATTGTTTCTCAAAAGGTTCAGAACGTATGCATCGCTGGATCTATAATCACAAAATCTTCGGACCATTCTTAACCAATTGGACAGAGAAACGTGTATTCCCAACCAAACTAAGATATCTCATGTTAGCTATGATGAGTCTGAGTTTGGTGCTGATGTGGACGGGAGGAGTTAAGCCCATAGGGATAATCAGCACAGCAATATTCATGCTTTTAGTTGCAGTTTGGGCATGGAGATATCCTGCAACACCAGAAGAGCATGATCAAAGAAAATTAGAAAATAAAAGAATTGGATGGTGGAAATGAATAAGTTGATGTTAATAAATTTAACATTTGCCTCTTTCGTTTTGGGTTCTTTTCTACTATACAAATTTGGTCTTGAAATTTGGTGTTTTTTATACGGTATCATTTATTGACATTTTTATTTTTTTCTGTTTAAATACTAGAATTGCTGTATGAAGCAAAGAGAAAAGTGTTCTGGACGCGGGTTCGATTCCCGCCCGGTCCACCAAAAGAGAACTTATGAACGAGACTGAACTAAAACTTAGAGAAATGTATATACAGACTGCTAAGTCTATTGTAGCATTTATCCGAGCAAGACATTTCGGACATTGTTAAGTTTTCTTCTGATGGGCCGGACCTGGTTTCGACAGGGCAAAGAGTAACAGAGTGGACAGCAGGGTAGGCGATGACCCTAAATCAAGCAAAACAAGTAATCGCAAACGACGATTCATTTGACGTTAGCGCAATCAGCTTCACTGGCAACTCTGTTGCTAATGACAGCAGATTTGCACTTGCAGCCTAAAAACTGCCGTCCGGGGTAGCTATACCTTGTTACCAAAAATAGTAAAAGTGGCCTACGGGCCACTTTTTTATTGACTTCTATATCTAATCGCTATATACTAACTGATGATCAGTGAAATCACTGAACATTTAGTGTCGTTTAATTTACAGACACAGTAAACACACTATTCTTAAAGGAAATTGAAAATGAAGAAAATTGCATTAGCAACAGTATTGGCATTAGTTACCAGCGTGGCCTCTGCTGTAGAAATTGGAGTTACAGCGAACCGTGATTACTCACAGGATCAAGACCGTAACGGTTTTGGTATTACCATTGGTCAGAAATATGACAAAGTTGGAGTCACTGCAGGTTTTGAGCGTTATACTAAAAACGCAAATGATCTAGATCGTTTTAGCCTAGTTGGTGGTTACGATGTTGCCAAAATTGGTAATCTCACATTCACACCAAAAATCGGTGTTGCTTATCTTAATCCGCAAACTACACAAAACGGTTGGCAGGCATCAGTTGGTGCTGGTGTAAGTTATGCCGTTACTAAGAATGTTGCCCTAACAGCTGATTATCGTTATCAAAGCAGATTGCAAACTCGCGTAGAAAACTTTGATGGCAATGTTATCAGTGGCGGTGTCAAAGTAAGTTTCTAATTCAATTTAGATTCTAATAAGGCCCTTAGGGGCCTTTTCTATTTTAGTGGTTATTGTTTTTTTCTATTAAGGCCATTGAAAAATATTTAGAAAAAACCTATTGATTTTGCTTTTTAATAGGATATATAATATACACATACAACAGAGGTTGTAAAGTTTTCAACACACACAAGGAGATAACATGAAAACAGTTGGTGATAAATTAGAACCGTTCGTAGTGACTGGCGTTCGACCAGGACAACCAAAAGATGCATTTTTTGACATTACAGAAAAGTCTTGGGAAGGCAAGTGGAAAGTAATAGTTTACTATCCAAAGGACTTTACATTTGTATGTCCAACAGAAATCGTAGCCTATGACAAGTTAGCACAAGAATTTGAAGATCGTGATGCTATTCTTTTAACAGGTTCAACAGACAATGAGTTTTGTAAAGTTAGCTGGCAGAATGCTCATGCTGATCTAAAAAATATCAAGCATAATCAATTCGCTGACACACAGCGTGGCTTTGTAGACGGACACGGTGATTATCATAACCTAAGCCTAATTGAGCAGTTAGGTGTGTTCTATACACCAGCAGGTGCGGCACTTCGCGCAACATTCATCGTTGACCCAGACAATGTGATTCAGCACGTTACTGTCAACAACTTGAATGTGGGTCGAAGCCCAGAAGAAACACTGCGTGTGCTAGATGCACTACAGACTGGAGAGCTATGTGCCTGTAACCGTACAGTAGGTGGGGAGACTCTGTAATGGCATTTATCGACGCTATCAAAGAAGCGTTGCCAGACTATGCAAAGGACACCAAGTTAAACTTGGACGCTGTCCTTTTGCGTAGTACATTAGATGCTGATGTGGCTATGGGTTGTGCTGTAGCCGCACTCGCCGCAACTGGTAATGGCAAAGTTTTAGCCGTTATGTTAGGAGATGCTCCTGTACATGCAGAATCAGCAATGACTGCCGCTAGTATTATGGCACAGAACAACGTTTGGTATCCCTACGTTGAAATGGCAGATGACGAACAGTTAAAGGGCTTGCCCGCACAGTTACGCATGAACGCTATTGCTAGTCATGGCGGAACCACAAAGGCAAACTTTGAGGCATTTAGTCTTGCCGCAAGTATTGTTGGTAAGTGTCACTTCTGCGTTAAGGCACACTACGACACACTCAAGAAGGAAGGCTACTCAGTCGAGAATCTTCGTGACATTGGTCGTATTGCCGCAGTAATGAATAGTGTTGCTAAGGTTTTGAATAGTTAATCTAACTAGGCAAAATTAATGATTTTCAGTATGGTTTTCTGGTAGTTTTTATCATATAATACAGATACATACTTGTGCAATAGTATGTTTTTATTGTTGTTAAAAAGGAGAAGCATTATGTGGACCAAGCCAGAAGCAACTGAAATGCGTTTCGGTTTTGAGATCACTATGTACATCGCTAACCGATAATACATAGATAAATCTAAAAAAGCTCACTACGGTGAGCTTTTTATTGACCGTCGTAAATAGAGATGCTATAATACACGAAAGGAGATATTATGTTAGAATGTCTGATCTTAGGTGACAGCATAGCCGTAGGGACTGCTATGGCTCGTCCAGAATGTGTAAGTTTTTCTAAAGGCGGATGGAATAGTTGGCAATGGAATAAAGACTATTTGCTCAAGGCCTCCGAAAAGCCAGCCAAAACAATTATCATTAGTTTGGGTGCCAATGACCATAAGGGTGTAAAAACTGAAAAAGAACTTCGCCAGATGCGATCTATTATCAAAGGTGATAGAGTGTTCTGGATCGACCCTGGTCAAGATCGTAAACCTATACCGCATGATGCAATAGTGCGTATTGCCAAAGAATACGGTGATATCATCTTACCAAGACCTAAAAATCACATGAGTGCCGACGGTATTCATCCAACCGGTCGAGGATATAAGGTATTAGCGGAGCAGACACGTTGAATATTTTAGTAACAGGCGGTCTCGGTCTAATAGGACATAATATTGTAAGAAAACTAGAGCAAAAAGGTCATACTGTGGTTGTGTTTGATAACATGACCAATTACGGTATTATCCCTCAAACCCAGATAGATCATCTCATCCGAGAAAGAAAAAAATTGATATCTACTTCTCATGTATTTGAGGTAGACATTCTTCAAGCCAGTATGTTTGATTATGTCTTGCCAAAATATCAAATAGATTCGATAATACATCTGGCTAGTTTTCCTAGACAAAAAGTTGTAAACGCTGATCCAGTTTTGGGCAGTACAGTAATGAGCACTGGATTATTGATATTATTAGAAAAAGCTGTCCAACACAAAGTTCGTAGATTCACTTATGCCAGTTCCAGTATGGTCTATGGAGATTTCGAAGACTATGTGACCGAAGATGCTGTCTGTCGCCCTCAGGGTCAATACGGTATTTTGAAATTGGCAGGAGAATGGTTAGTCAAAGATTACAGCCGTAAATATGGCATTGAACATACCATTCTAAGGCCAAGTGCCGTTTACGGTCCTTTGGATGTAGAGGATCGTGTTATATCAAAATTTCTGCTCACTGCTATGAAGGGTGAGACTCTCAGAGTAAATGGTAGAAATGAAACTCTAGATTTTACTTATGTTGACGATGCAGCCGAAGGATTCGTTGCTGCCACCCTTGCAGATCGAGCTGCCAACGGCACATACAACATCACCAAAAGTCACAGTAAAACGTTGCTAAGTGCCGCCGAACTCGCAGTAAAATTAGCTGGAAAGGGTAACATAGAAGTCCGCGACAAAGATGCTGACTTTCCTAGCCGCGGAGCCCTAGACATTACAAGAGCTAGAAATGATTTTGGATTCAATCCAAAAATAGATGTAGATGAAGGATTCCAAATTTACTATGATTGGCTCAAAAATGATTCCTATTTTGGTCTTGACAAACACTGAGCAATAAGTTATACTAAGTTACAGTAAATTTTTAGGAGAACGATTTTGAGTATGCATTTGGAAGGCCCGTGGCTCAGCACCACAGGCAAGAAGAAAGGCAAACAGAAATTTCGTAATGCCGAACAGGCAAGAAAGGCACGACAATTGGACGAAGATTGGAAAAATCTACTCAAGCGTCACGGCATTGAACAAGAAAATAGAAAACGAAAACGTGCTCTGGAATCTGGAACCTATTCTCCAAAGTCAGAGCCATATCGTAGAGAGACTCCTCACATTCCCAGTTTGGATCCTACAAACATGTCTCCTTGTTTAAAAGCGCCAGATAAAGTCTACACTGGTACTATGATCAAAGGCATCGGCACCATGCATAAGAGCAATGCTGTTCCAATTTTTTCGGATGAACAGGCAGTGGATATTGCCAAAATGCGTCGATAATCACCGGTTTTCATGCTATTATAGACAAAGTATGCTATATAAAAATACGTTTCGCAAAGAAACTAAGATAGTAGGTCCAAAGTATGTCAAAAGCTGAAAAGGATCCGCGAGTCTTGGCCTATGAGAAACCCGTGAGATTCGGGCGGTCAAGGCTCCAAAGGCACATGAGTTATGAGATCATGCGTCCAATGGAGACAACTACACGAACCCAGGGTTCTTTCAAGAGCCTCGTGAAGTTTACTCCCTTTATGTAATGTGATTTGATTTTTGAGTCACACCAAGTTAAAGGAGGACTTATGGAAAAGTCATTAAAAATTATATCCTATGTGATAGGATTATTCGCAGTGGTCTATTTGGTTGCAAATTTGACTACCGCCAAATTTAACAACCTTAAGCAGGCAAATAGTTTATACAGTCAAGATGTTGTTACGATCAAAACACGCGAACAGCAGCTAGAGTGTTTAGCTATTAATATCTACCGCGAAGCAGGATATGAACCATTCGAGGGCAAGGTAGCAGTGGCACAGGTTACTATGAATAGGGTGGCTACTGGAAAATTTGGTAAAGACGTCTGCGGCGTTGTGTATCAAAAAAATGTAATAATGGACAAAGTCGTTTGCCAATTCTCATGGGCTTGCGATCATGTACATAAAAATAGACCAATTAACAAGGAAGCCTACAATGAAAGTTACAGAGTTGCTAAAAAAGTTCTTTTGGAAAACTTCAGATTGGACATTCTCAAAGATGCTTTATACTATCATGCCACCTACGTCAACCCACGTTGGCCGTTGGAAAAGATAGGCGTAATCGGACAGCACATTTTTTACAAACCTAAAGAAGGGAAAATATGATCGACCTAAATCAAATTAAAACATTTGTTCAAACTAAAATTTCTGTTATCTCAGCAGAAACATTCGGTTGGTTAGCAGCTATCGTTCTACACGCATCTACAGTGCCTAGTCTGTTAGCTGTTGGGGCCGGTTTGACAGATAGATTGCCTGGGGTGGACCTAGTGCTGCTAGTTTGGACTGGTCTTACATTGTTGTTTATCAAAGCAGCTATTCAAAAGGATATGCTGAACATTGTAACAATTGGTTTTGGCTTTATTGTTCAGGCCGTTTTAATGGCTTTGATTTTCTTCAAGTAATTTGGTAGACATCGTCATTGACTTTGATCGGTGGCGGTGTTATACTAATACTGTCTTAATTCACACACAGAAAGGCATTATATGAAAAAGGCACTTGCAGTAGGCATTTTGGCTGCGGCAATTACAGGTTGTTCTTCTATGAAGGAAATTGAGGAACGAAAAACTTATGCACAGCCTGGTTGGTATCAATCATGCGCTCAGGCTGGAACTGAAGGTTGGTTCTGGTGGAGCAAGGAGATGGCATATTCATGCGGCGCAGGTGAATCTATTCATGCACAGGCCGCTGAAGAGCAGATGTATGCTATTGCAATGAATAACTTTGCTAAACGTATTAACAGTGAAGTTAACAGTGAAACTCGTATCGAGTTCAAGGATGAAAAGAAATCAACCTATACTAAGATTTCTTACGTAGTCCGAGATACCACAATTCGTGAACATCTGCAACGTGAGGTAGGTCATTTTACAATGAACGGTCGTCACTATACCTTTGTTCGATTGAAAATGCCTAAACCTGTATTTGATCAACTAATTGCCGAAGCCAAAGAGCAGAAAGCTCAACGTCAATGAAATTGATATTAGCTGCAACCACTGTGCTTCTGACAGTTGGTTGTTCTTCGGCACCTAAGGTCTCTGCAGAGAAACCTCAATACTGTTACACTAGTCAGACTATCATCACTAAAGATGGTGAAAAAGTGCAAAGCAAGACTGTGGTAGAATGCACAGATGATCAGTTTAAACGTTTGACTTCTGTAAGAATGGGAATGAGTGACCACTGCGGAATTAGTAATCGTACAGTTCAATCGGGAGAAAGACTTGTCAACGTTCAAGTTAAAAGTTGTCAAATCCTTGACCATAGCGGCAACGTTATTGGTTATGAGTACGTCAACTAATGCGAATACTGTCAACATAGAAAATCCTAAATTCTATGAAAATGTCAGCGGTTCAATGTTAGAAAGAATCATAAATGTTTCTTTTGGTTGGTTCAAGGGATTTGATAACGAACAAAAGATCGCATATTACAGTTCTTTGATTTTGGCATTAGAAGAAGTACAACCTGGACAGTTTTCTAGATGGTATAAAAACAATGCAAGTGGTGTTGTGCGAGTAGTCTGGCAATATCCGAGAAATGGTTATCTCTGTAAGAGACTTCATGTTTCCCTAATTGCATATGACACTGAAAAAAATATTCAAACCACTGCGTGTTTTAACGGCACAGATAATAGATGGGAATGGTACAACTAAATATTTCTTATGAGATATAATATTAGTGACAAATTAATTGCTTATCTGGCTTTGCTCAGCGGATTGTCTATATCCGCTGTCGCCATTTATTATAGCGTAGCAGGATTGATGGCCATTTTTGCTGCTGCCTTGATCCCTATCATGATTATGGGCATTGTTCTAGAGATAGGCAAGTTGGCTGCTACAGTGTGGCTCAAACAAAACTGGCAGAGAGCTCCCAGATTTTTAAAATCTTATCTTCTTATCGCTATTACAGCTTTGATGTTACTAACATCAATGGGTATCTTTGGTTATCTTTCAAAAGCACATTTAGATCAAGCAGTGCCTACAGGCGATGTTGCAGCCAAAGTAGCCTTGCTAGATGAAAAGATAAAGACAGAGCGAGACAATATCGAAACTGCTCGCACAGCATTAAAGCAAATGGATGCGCAGGTTGATGCCAGACTTAGCCGTAGTGACGATGAGAAAGGTGCAGAACGTGCAGTTCAAATACGTAGACAACAACAGGCAGAACGTGGACGTCTACAAAAAGACATTGCCGATGCACAGGCTCGTATTGCTAAACTAAATGAAGAACGTGCTCCTATAGCCGCTGAACTACGTAAGGTAGAAGCAGAGGTGGGTCCTATTAAGTATATCGCTGCTCTTATCTACGGAGATAATCCAGATGCTAACTTATTAGAATCGGCAGTTCGTTGGGTTATCATTGTTATAGTTTTAGTATTTGATCCGTTAGCAGTTATATTGTTGTTAGCCAGCCAATATAGTTTTGCATGGTTCCGCGAACAAAAAGAAAATCCCACCGACGAGAAATCCATCGACAAAGAAGAGGCAGAAGAGCCTAAGGAAATGGCCAGCGACATCGCTGAATTGGAACAGCATACAACAAAACATGATTGGCCTATGCCAACCGCCCTATGGCCTTTCCCATCTCATCTTGGTAAGAAAGAAGAAGATAATCAAGAATTCAAGGGCGACGGACATGACGGCATGGGATCTACATTAGAAGATTATCCTGAACTTAAACACGAAGATCCAAAATTTGATGAGAAGAAACCATTAGATGAATGGAACGAAATGATTGCTGAAGCTGAAAAGGCAGTCGAAAAAGAAAAAGAAAAAGAAGAGGCACAGATTTTTGAAGAGGCTGCTCATAACGAACAAGAAGCAATGACGTTATGGAAAAAAGACAATCCAGATAGCAGCTTAAAATTACAGAGACAACTTCTAGACAAAGGTATTATTAAAACTCTGCCTTGGCTAGAATATATCAAACCGCAGGCAGATTTTGTAGATGAAGCCGCAGTTGAAGCGAAAAAATGGGCTGATGAAAATCCCGAAACAGAAGAAGCCGAAAAAGCCAAGGAATGGGCTGATGAGAGAATAACTACTAACACAGACGACATTACCTGGATGGAACATGACGATCAAGGCAATCAAATTAAAAAGACAAAAGAAGGTTATCAGCAAAATGCAGAACAAAGCGAGCGTACAATTTGGCAACGAATTCAAGACGCTAAGAAATGAGTGACCGCATACTAATTGTTACTTCCCCTGACGATACTCTTTTACAAGGTATCCGTATCTTACATGTAGAATTGACAGAAGAACAAAATTCTTTAGTTTCAAAATCACTTCTACAATGCACACTGCCTCATACAATAATAAATTACACATGGAAGATGGGAGAACCTGTCGCTTGGCTTTTAGATAAAATCCCTAAGTGTGATATGATAATTTTCAATGCAAACACACGACCCGATGGTGCGACCGAAATTATAATAGGTTGGGTGGCAGCACAGCACAATAGTTACTATTTTGGTAATCTTAGAGATTTACATATGGTCAATGACCGTGCTATATTTACAACTGATGACATTTTAAATTTATTGGAGACTATCTCAAAACGCTATGAACAAATTACATAAAACTCAAGGTACCTCAGTGACTGTTAAGGAAAATGAAAACATCAATCAGGCTCTGAGACGATTCAAGAAAAAAGTAGAAGATTCGGGTGTATTAGATGCATTACGAAAAAAAGAATTCTATGAAAAACCTACCACTGAACGCAAACGTAAAAAAGGCGCAGCAGTAGCTAGGTGGAAAAAGAAACTTCGTGAAAACGAACTTCCTAAAAAAATGTTCTAGAAAGTGATACGTGAAAACAGACATTATGATCGATATGGAGACACTAGATGTTCTCCCAACCGCAACTATTCTCACCATCGGTGCTGTAAGATTTGATCCATTTGGCGATGAACTCAAGGAACCTAACTGTGACAAATTCTATGTCAAGATTGATTTAGATAGTTGTGACAAATTAAATTGCACAGTTAGTCAAGCTACCCTAGATTGGTGGTCCAATCAAAGTAAAGAAGCCCAGGAAGAAGCCTTCAATCCAGAAGGACGTATAGACATTGTTGATGCTATGAATCAACTTTATAAATTCTGCTGGGGGGCTAAACGTGTTTGGAGCCACGGTGCAGGCTTTGACGTTATTATCTGCGAACATCTCTTTCGAAAGATAGGCAAAGCTATTCCTTGGCAGTTTTGGGAAGTGAGATGTACAAGAACTTTATTTGATATTGGTATTGATCCACAGCGACCTCCTGTACTGAAACATCATGCTCTTGAAGATGCTTGGAATCAGGCAGTGGGTGTTCAAAATGTGTTTAAAAAACTACGATCATCAAGCGGACTAGATGGTAAACTAATAATGCCTTTGGCAAATCAGAGATAAAATGAGAATCGAAGACGACATTAAACTAGACTTTAAGGATGTTCTTATTCGTCCTAAACGTTCTACTCTTTCAAGTCGCAAAGAGGTAGATCTAAAAAGGACATATAGATTCAAACACAGTCGAGACGAGTGGACCGGAGTTCCGATTATGGCTAGTAACATGGACGGTGTCGGTACACTAGAAATGGCTCACGCCCTATATCAACATAGAATGTTCACTTGCCTAGTTAAGAATATCAGTACGGTGTATTTCGAAACAACTGTACAAGATATAGGAGGCAACCATTTCGCAGTCAGCACAGGGACTTCCGAAAAGGATTTTGAAAGATTAAGTAACATTCTTAATTCTTACCCCGAAATCAAATTTATTTGTATTGATGTGGCGAACGGATATAGCGAACACTTCGGGGACTATGTAGAAGAAGTACGTGAGGCATTTCCTAATTACACAATTATCGCGGGTAATGTTGTTACCGCAGACATGACACAGGAGTTAATTTTACGTGGCGCAGATATTATTAAAGTTGGTATTGGTCCTGGCAGCGTTTGTACTACTCGTATCCAAACTGGTGTTGGGTACCCTCAGCTTAGTGCAATTATTGAGTGTGCCGATGCCGCTCATGGTCTTGGCGGTCATATTATTGCTGATGGTGGATGTACTTGCCCTGGTGATGTTGCTAAGGCTTTTGGGGCAGGTGCGGACTTCGTTATGCTAGGCGGTATGCTTGCCGGGCACAACGAAGGCGGTGGCACCGTAGAAGATGGTATGGTAACCTTTTATGGTATGAGTTCAGACACAGCAATGAACAAGCATCACGGTGGCGTAGCAGAATATCGTAGTTCAGAAGGTAGAACTGTAAAAATCAAATACAAAGGTTCGGTGCAGGAGACTGTTCGCGATCTCATGGGCGGTTTACGTAGTGCCTGTACCTACGTTGGTGCCCCTAGTTTAAAGCAATTATCTAAATGCACAACATTTATTAGGGTCAATAGACAAATAAATGACGTGTTTCTTAGATAAATAAAATTGTAAACTGTACCAGAGTTGGGCAATTTACAGGGCATAGAGCCCAAAATAGATCTTACTTTATAAGGAGATATGCATGTCTAAGATCATCGGTATTGACCTCGGCACCACCAATTCATGTGTGGCTATCGTCGAAAACGGAAATTCCAAAGTAATTGAAAATTCAGAAGGTGCTAGAACTACACCTAGTATTGTTGCCTACACACCTGAAGAAATTATTGTAGGCGCCTCTGCCAAGCGACAGGCAGTTACAAATCCTAAAAATACTATCTATGCAGCCAAACGTTTAATTGGACGTAAATTCACTGAAAAGGCTGTACAAAAAGATCTTGATCTAATGCCATATGAAATCTTCGAATCAAAAAATGGAGATGCGTGGGTTAGAGCACAAGGCAAAGAATTAGCGCCGCCACAAATATCAGCAGAAGTTCTTCGTAAAATGAAAAAGACTGCGGAAGATTATCTAGGCCATGAGGTAACACAGGCTGTCATCACAGTGCCTGCTTACTTCAACGACAGTCAACGTCAAGCCACTAAAGACGCTGGTAAGATTGCTGGTTTAGAAGTACTGCGCATTATTAACGAACCAACTGCGGCAGCTCTTGCTTATGGTGTTGACAAAGCTGACAAAGCTGACAGAAAAATCGCAGTATATGATCTAGGTGGTGGTACTTTTGATGTATCGATTATTGAAATTGCTAACGTTGACGGCGAAAAACAAATCGAAGTACTAAGCACTAACGGAGATACATTCCTAGGCGGTGAAGATTTCGATCAGCGTATCATGGACTTCTTGTGCGATGAATTCAAGAAAGAAAACGGAGTAGATCTTACCAAAGACATGTTGGCTTTACAGAGACTAAAAGATGCTGCTGAAAAAGCCAAGATTGAACTTTCTGGTTCTAGTAGCACAGATGTTAACCTGCCTTATATCACAGCAGATGCCAGCGGTCCTAAACACATGAACGTTAAAATTACTAGAGCTAAATTAGAAAGCCTAGTCGAAGATCTTATCAATCGTTCTCTGGCACCGTGCCGTACTGCTATGCAAGATGCAGGAGTCACACCTGCAGATATCGACGAAGTTATTCTGGTTGGTGGTCAAACTCGCATGCCTAAGGTACAAGAAGAAGTTGAAAAACTTTTTGGCAAGGCTCCACGTAAAGACGTTAACCCCGACGAAGCAGTGGCAGTAGGTGCTGCTATCCAAGGTGCAGTATTAGGCGGGGATCGTAAAGACGTTCTGCTATTAGACGTTACTCCACTAAGTCTAGGTATTGAAACATTAGGCGGAGTGATGACAAAAATCATCCAGAAAAATACAACTATTCCTACGAAAGGACAACAAACATTCTCCACAGCAGAAGACAATCAGCCAGCTGTTACTATTAAGGTATTTCAAGGAGAACGTGAACTTGTGCAGCATAACAAACTGTTAGGCGAATTTAACTTAGAAGGCATCGCACCAGCACGTAGAGGAATGCCTCAGATTGAAGTTACTTTTGACATTGATGCTAATGGCATTATGCACATAAGTGCTAAAGATAAATCAACAGGCAAAGAAAATAAGATTACTATTAAGTCTGATTCTGGTCTAAGCAAAGACGAAATTGAACGCATGATTAAAGATGCTGAACTAAATGCAGAAGCGGACAAGAAAGCACGTGAACTAATTGATGTCAAAAATTCAGCCGAAGCACAGATTCACGAAGTCAAGAAAGATCTAGAAGAATTTAGATCCGAATTGTCTGAATCAGAAATCACTGAAATCGAAACAGCAATTAAAGATGTAGAGGAATCTATTAAAGGCGATGATAAAGAAAAAATTAATGAAGCATTGACTAAAGTATTCCCAGCTATGAAATCATTGTTAGAAAAGAAACAGGCAAAAACACAGGCAGAACAACAACCACAACAATCTGCTCAAGATGATGTTGTAGATGCTACCTTTACTGAGAAGAAGGACTAAAAATGGCCGAGGCAGGCAAAGGTTCTCGACCACGCCCTTTTAGCGTTGACCAAAAAACTTTTGACGCTAATTGGGAGTCTATTTTTGGTAACAAAAATATGTCAGAGGATGAACAATCATCTAAAGACGAAGAAATTATTGATCACTCAGAAGAGGATCAGTAATAGGGCATAGGGCCCATTGTTCTTACTTTATAAGGAGACTAAAATGAACAATCAATTAGCTAGACTAGACGCTCTAAGCAGAGCACTTGTAGGATTTGACACAATGTTTGATCAAATGGAACGACGTTTTGCTAACAGCGTTTCTAATAACTATCCTCCCCACAATATTCTGAAGTTAGAGGAAAACGAGTATGCTATTCAATTAGCAGTAACTGGTTTTGATAAGTCGGAAATTTCTGTAACCGTTGAAGATAATGTGCTAATAATTAAAGGTGAAAGCATGACCACTGATTATCAGCCAGAGCAGTATCTACATCGCGGTTTAGCTACTAGAGATTTCTCTAAAGAATTTCCTCTGGCAGAACATATCGAGGTAAGTGGTGCAGAAATCAAGAACGGCATGTTAACTGTAAAATTAATTCGCAATGTTCCTGAATCTGCTAAACCTAAAGTTATTGACATCGTTGATGTGAAATAATATAATATAAGGGAGGGAAACCTCCCTTATTAAATATGTAAGTTATAGGAACGATATGTCAACAGAAACCACAGTAGAAGAAAAAGTAGTTGTTTCACTTCAACCTCCTGGACTATGGAAAGTTGTTTTTCTAAATGATGATTCTACTCCAATGGAGCTAGTTATCGATCTTTTGACTGGTATTTTTAAACACACTGAATCTAAAGCCAAAGATATTACTTTGGAAATTCATGAAACAGGCAGCGGAATAGCTGGAATTTATCCATTCGAAATCGCAGAACAAAAAGGAATGGAGGCCACTGCTGTAGCAAGACAACATGGGTCACCTTTACGTATCATAGTGGATGAAGAATGAGTCTAAGAGAAATCACTAAAGATTTACATACTGATGCAGAACGCACAGAGTTCGCAAAAAAATTACTAAGCGGTAACATCAGTAAAGAAGATTATGCCAACTATCTGTGGCAGATGGTCCTTATCTATTCTCCCATAGAAATGGGGAATCAAATACAAGGCAATTTTAAAAATCTTCCTGATATAGAACGTGCATGGGCTATATATCAGGATTTTACAGAATTGGCAGGTAAGAATCACGTTTATAAATGGTTACCTAGTACTATAGAATATCATAACTATTTGCTAGAACTACTAAACGATCCACAAAGAAAACATCTTATCAAAGCCCACCTTTACTGCCGTCATATGGGAGATCTATATGGTGGACAGATGATAGCCAAACGTGTACCTGGGCAAGGTCGTTTTTATAAATTCAAAGACCCCGAAAAACTCAAAGAACAGATCCGTGCAGAACTTACAGACGATCTCGGCGATGAAGCTCGTGTAGCCTTTGAGTGGGCTATAAAAATCATGAGAGAGTTAAACAATGAGTCAAGTTTGGGACACACTGATCCGTATTCAGAAACTGCTGGAAGAGAGTTTCAATAATACTGGCGTAGAAACTTTTGAGCCCGGCATGGATAGGTTTAATCAGCCTGGCTGGGTTAACAGGGTTTGGACTTCTAATAATTATCGTAGAGCCCATATAGACGTAGTCGATGCTAGAAATACTAGAGGACTATGGATGATGCACTGCTGTATCTTTCCTCATATTCATAATCCTGCTCCTATCTTTGGATTCGATGTTATTGCAGGCAAAAACAAAATCACAGGCTGCTTTATAGACTATAGTCCTACCACAGATAGAAATCACCCCATGATACAATATTTTGCTGAAGAAGTTAGCAGATACGAATGGATCCGTAAACGTGAGCTTCCGGACTGGGCGCAGCGTATTTTCAGTTCTAGCATGGTGGCCGCAGGAAATGTAAATGATGAATCTGAACTAAGCCAGATAGAAAGTCTAGCTCATATCCTGGTAAATCATTACGTGGAAACCGTGGGTGAAACTAATAATATGACAGCGGATGCAACTTTTGAGCAGAATTTTTATGCTCAAAATCAGAAGCAGAATCCGCATACCCCTAGGGTAATGACTAGTCTGGGCTTAAATGAAGAAGATGTTAGGGTGTTTATCCAGGATTGCTTGTTCCCAGAAATACGATAAATATATTACTATGCGATTTTTTGAATTTATCACCGAAGCAATGGGCGGCATGTGGGACCGCAATCTTGAACGAAAATCTGGCGCTAACATACAATTTTCAAAAGGTAATTTAACCTATAGTTTAATTGATGTAGCAGTATTCCCTCAAGATCAGCGACTCGCATATGAGGCAGACGAAGAAAACTCTGCTACCGATTTAATGAAAGCCGATATCGATACTTATCTAGCTGCCCTAGGAGTAAATTCAGAAATAAAGTATTTTACTCCAGGAAAGAATAGTGCTGCTGCTATGGCAGTTGTTCTTGGGGATCAGCAAAATAAAGTGGCATTTGTAAAGTTCTATAAAACAAAAAGTGCTTCGCATCCTCCGTTATTTTGGCAGACATCTGTTTTTCAAAGAGACACAGAATGGACACAATCAGGAAAAGGTAAATCAGCAACTGCCAAGGCTGCTGAAATTAAAATTAGTCCTCACGATTTTGTTCAACCTAAACAAAAAAATAAAATTTCTGCTCTACCAGGAATTATTCAAAATAATCTTAGTGCAAGAGGAACTTCGTATCCTCAGAATCTAGTAACAGGATTACCAGCATTACTATCAGATCTAATGCAGAATGCTAGCCCTGTTCCTGTTCCTAATTTAGAAGCGTATCAAGATCAAATTGAAGTGGTCTTTGGAGAAACAGCAGCACCGATAGCTTTAAGTTTAAACAAACGTGTAAGTGGATCCTATAAAGATGCAGAAGAAAATTTACTACAGCCGCTGGGCCTTACATGGGCAAGTTTTGACCGCGTAGAATTCGGTTCCTTTGGTGAAAAAATCGGCGACAGTTTTCTGTTTGCAGGAGAAAAACAAAAAATTATTATCAGCAGTAAAAATCAAAAAGGAGGAGCTCCAGCTAGCTTAACTGGCGCTATGGAAACTGTTGAAAAGTTTCCAGGTGATTTCGGACCCGGAACTGAGTTCTATGAAAAATATAAATCGTTTTTACCAATATTAGAAAAACTACACTCGGGCACTGCGGTGTCGGGAGTTATCGATGCCTGTGTTGATATCAAAATGATTACAACTGATGAAGCGAAATATATCTATGATATCTACGGTAAAGGAACTGGTACTGTACAAGATTTGAGTAACTACCCTAATCTATCCAATATCTATAATGCTAAAATTTTCTTGGGGTCTAAAATAAAAAATAAAGAAGGGAAAGATATCATTTCAGCTAGAGGAGTAGATATTAAAAATCCTAAATTCCAATTAGGCTATCATTTGCTAGGTAATTTAGCAAAACGTCTAAAAGAAGTGCTAAACTCTGATAGAAAATTAATGACTGAGTTTTTCAAGGCAGTATTGAACAAATCATCTATGGTACAGGTTTATACCAAAACAGAAAGAAATGACAAAGGAATTTATTTCTCAGATTTTGACGTAGTTTGGCCTCCGACTTTCACAGGTAACATTATCATAGAATCTGATTTTTACACTTCTAACGCAAGACCTTCCAAAAAAATCAGTTTCGTCTTTACATAAAAATTCTCACAGCATTTAATTCCTGTAAAATTCGCTCTAAATACTAATAAGGTACACCGGGAGCGAATCATGTTAAAACGGGTATTAATTTTACTACCTATAATTGCGATTTCTAGTTCAGTTCAGGCTGAGCTTGTGCATCAATTCCAAAGTCCAGCCTTTATACCAGGCAACGGATACAGTCAGCATGTCCTTTCCATCTACCAACTCGAAGAAAACAAGAAAAAAGAAATAAGATCAGAAGAACTAGCAGCTATTGCCAAAGCTGAAGCTGCTGCTAAACAAACTAATCTCAGTAAGTTTTTAGTGAACGTAGAGGCTAGAATCTACGCACAATTATCTAAACAATTAGCCGACCAAATGTTTGCAGAAGGTGGCGGTAACAACGGAAGCATGAACTTCCAAGGAACCAGTATCAGTTGGGTAAAGAGCGGTACAGACGTTACCCTTACTATTATTGAAGCCAACGGTAGTAGAACTGAAATTGTTGTACCGATTGCGAGTTTTGCATTTTGACCAAATATGTTATTTCACTATTTCTAATTTCAATTTTATCTGGATGCGCTCACATACAAATGGAGCAATCTAGAGAAGAACCCATTGCTCTAAAACCTAGAGAAAATCTTATAGAAAAACTACCAGAACTAGACGGTCCTTCTATGACCATAGCAGTTTATGGATTCGCTGATAAAACCGGACAGATGAAACCCAATGATAGATTAGCAGTGTTTTCAAAAGCAGTGACACAAGGTGCTGAAGTTTTTTTAATTAAATCCTTACAAGATAGTAAAAATTGGTTCAAGGTAGTTGAACGTGTTGGGTTAGATAATCTTGTCAAAGAAAGACAGCTCATCCGAAATCAACGAGAAGTTTACGAAGGCAAAGATGCTAAACCTCTCAGACCAATGACTGTTGCCGGTATAATGATTGAAGGCGGCATTATTGGCTACGATAGTAATATACGCAGTGGTGGTAATGGTGCTAGGTTTTTGGGTATAGGTGGTAGTCAGCAATATCGTGTTGATGAGGTCGTAATTAGTCTTAGATTAGTGAGCGTGAACAGTGGGGAAGTTTTACTGACCAATGCAGTGACAAAAACAATTTATAGCACACAACATAACGTTGGTGTTTTGAGATTCGTAGATGCTGGAACTAAAAGTTTAGAATTAGAAAATGGAATGGCGTTAAATGAACCCACCACCTACGCAGTTCGTGTAGCCATAGAACAAGCAGTTTATGAAATGATCGTAGAAGGTGAAAAGAAAGGGTTATGGAGATTTAAAAAACCAAAACCTGTAATAGTGGAACCAATAACTGTACAGCCTGTTATTGTACCTTTGCAGACAGCACCAGTTATTGTTCCTGAAAAAAAGGAGGACAAGAAAGATGAGTTGGTTCAACCACAGACCGCACCGCAAGGAAGAATCGAAACTGCACCCGCAGCACCACAGTCCGATGACGGAAAAACTGATGGAGGAAACGAAAAAGTCAGTGAAGTCCGACACAGCACCGAGGCAAATACACCAGTATCTGAAACAGAAAAAAAACAAGGAGTGATTCAAGACTGGGTAAACATACGCACACAGAAATATAGAGCCAGCGAGACCTTGGCTAAACTTTCACCGGGGACCACCGTGGAAGTTTTAGAACTCGAACAATGGTTTGCTCGAGTTCGCTTTAATACTAAAGAGGGGTGGATTCCAATACAATTTATAAAGGTACAAAAATAATGTACCAAGGAGCGAAAGTAAAATGAAAACAAGGATGACAGGCGTTGGCGGGTTGTCGAGAAAAGTACTCGCAACTCTGATCGTGGCTGCAATGCCGGGATTGGGTCTTGCAAATGATGTTTATATGGAACAGATCGGAGATAATTCGAATATTTCAATAACACAAACAGGAGCTGGAAACTTAATCAATGGCAACGTAGGAGGTAGCGGTAATAATGACGATGCGGCAATTATTAGAGGTGATCTAAATGATGTCACTATCTCTCAGATCGGAGCCAGTAATACAGTTAGTCTAATTATCAATAATGAAACCAGCGGTACGGGTTCGACTGTTGTAATATCTGCTTTGGGTAGTGGAAACAATCAAACGATAGGCTGCGGCACAGCACTTAGCTCAACTTGCAATGCCAGCGTAATTAGATCTGAAATAGTAGGTAATAATAACAATACTGTACAAACACTTAGTGGTGGTGTGGTCCAGAGTAAAATCAATATAAATGGCAGTTATAATAACGTTACACATACTGCCAGCGGCGTTGGTTTGCACAATGGAGAAATCACAGTTTCAGGAAGCGGCACTAGCGGTGCGCCTACCGGAGTTACACTAACACAAAGCGGAGTATCTAATAAAAATGCAGTTATTACCAGCAACGGCAGCTCTAATACTATTAACATCACTCAGTCCGATTAATACCTTCGCTGCTGTCGGTAAGGTAACTGAACAGACTGGACCTACAGAAATTATCCGAGATAAGAAATCAATCTCGGCTAAGGTTAATACGGATGTAGAAATGAATGATGCTGTTAGCACGGCTAGAGCTAAGGCAGAATTGACGTTTGAAGATAAGACCACAGTTAAACTAACAGAGCATAGCAAAATTGTCATAGATGATTTTGTCTATGATCCTAAAAAAGGCACAGGCAAATTAGGCATGAAGATGGCGCTGGGGACAGCACGTTACGCTAGTGGGCAGATTGCTAAAAACAATCCTCAGCAGGTAGCGATTAAAACGCCAACTGCTAGTATTGCTGTGCGTGGTACAGATTTTTCAATGACTGTAGACGAACTAGGAAGAAGTCTCGTTATGCTTCTTCCTAGTTGTGATGATAAAGGTTGTGTGACAGGCGCGATTGAAGTCAGCAACTTTGGTGGTGTAGTTATACTCGATGTACCTTATCAGGCCACACTAGTAAATAGCGCCTATCAACCCCCCAGTGAACCAGTAGTAATTAAAATTGATCAGGCCAATATCAACAACATGTTGATTATTAGTAAACCAAAAGAAGTTACAGAAGCAGACAAGGCAGGACTTGTAAAAAAGGAAAAAGGTTTATTAGATTTCAATGAACTAGATGTAGATTTATTAAAATACACAAAACTAGATGAAAACGCTTTAGATAAAAAATCTTCCCTGGATCGAAATGATTTAGATGCCGACCTGTTGGCTTACAATTCATTAAATGAATTAGACAGACAGAATGCTAGTCTACTAGGTGACGAATTAGATAATCCTATATTACCTGGATATAACGCTAATAAATCTCTAGGATTATTATACTACTTCAATGACGACCAAACCAAAGTCACTTTGTATAAAGCAGGTAGTCATAATGCTACAGTGACTTTTGACACTACAAAAAATGTTACGTTTACATTAAATCAAAATGGTCAGCAGATAATACAGAACGTAAACAAAGGTTCTACCACAACTATAACTATTACACAGAATTAACTGAGAGTTTATTTAAAAACGATTTAAATTTAAATATTTTTACTAACCGGGAGCGAAATCGGGATGAAACTTAAAAAACTAGCCATGGCTATGGCTTTAGCTATGACTGCCTTATCATCAAAGGCAGCAATCACAGACGGTGCTTTTAGCGCCAATCAAATATTCGATGTACAATACTATTGGAGCGGTAACACATTAAATGCTTCAAATTTTATAGCACCATATGACAGCACATTTACCACAGTTACTACTACTGCTGGTCAATATTTTAAATTTGTGGATAATGGTGGTGGAGATTATGGTCTAGCATTGTATAACAGTGATGGTAGTTTTAATAGAACTATACACAGCACAGGTCAGATTACTGCGTTAGGAAACGGTGCTATCTTTTATATAGGTAGCGGATGGTTGGGCAACGTGATTTCTACAGCAGAAGGATTTAGTATCGGCGACAGTGCTTCATTTACAAACATGGACACCAGTGTTTCTAGTTCAGATCTTTCTAGTTATACATGGGCCAGCACAACACCTTTAGCAGATGGTCAAACTGCTAGTTCTAGTGGTAGTGGTGGGAGTAGTACACCTACTCCTAACTATGTTAACGTGTTAACAAACACTAATATAACAAGTATCACACCTACCAGCAATAATAGTCCTGCAGGCGAGGATGCTGCCAAGGCAGTAGACGGTAATCCAAACACCAAATACTTAAACTTTGATAGAGCTAATGCTGGTTTTACTATCAAGTTAGACACACCACGTGTTATCCGTGGAGTAACATTTACCACTGCTAACGATTTTGAGCCAAGAGATCCTAGCAAGTTTAGTTTATACGGTAGTAATGACGGAGTTAACTGGACAACTATTGTTAATGCAGAATCTATCGCACTAAGTAGCAGTCGTTATACAACTAGCAGTCAGTATAATATTACAAATAACAATGCTTACTTCTACTATTTCATCACTTTCCCTAGCATCAAGGCTATTGACACATACGGTAGCGTAGCAGGATGTCAAGCGGCATTAGGCACACTAGCCTGCGACAGCGTACAAATCGGTGAAGTAAGTTACATTTATGACACCACGTATACCAGTTATACAGTACCAACTTTGGGCGGCACAGGAACTGTTGCCAATCCAGGTACAGCAGGAGCAGTAAGTGACCTAGCACCTCCAGGACCAGTAGCAGTTACTAACAACGCAGGTTCAACCGGAACCAACGCTAGTGGTACAACTGTGTTAACCGTAACCAATGCTGGCACTTACACTAACAACGGTACTACTGGTGCAGTAACTAACACCGGTGACTTTACTAACAACGGTACTACTGGTGATGTTAATAACAGTGGAACGTTTACTAACAATACTTCTGGTGTAACAGGTAATGTGACTAACAGCGGTACATTCACTAATAACGGTACTACAGGCACAGTTGACAACAGTGGAACATTTACTAACAATGCTTCTGGAGTGACTGGTAATGTGACTAACAGTGGAACGTTTACTAATGCTGGTAATACAGGTACAGTTACTAACAACCTAGGCGGTACATTTACCAACAGTGGCACAGTAACAACTATTACTAACCTAGGTACATTTACTAACAGTGGCACAGGTGGTGCTTGGACTAACGGCTTTAATGGCGACGGTAATACAGCCACATTCACTAACACTGGTACACTAGGTAATGGTACTAACTACAGCACATTTACCAACACAGGTGGTACTATGGGCACAGTTTCAAACGTTGGAACATTTAACAACGCAGGTACTACCGGTGCTGTTACCAACACAGGCGTGTTTAATAATAACGCCGGAGGAACTGTAAGTGAACTAGCATATAACAATCATGTGGTTAATAATGCTGGTACTATCATTTCAATAACCTACAATGGCGGAACTGTCGACAATACTGGCACTATTGGCAGTATCAACAACACAGAAGCACATGGTACATTCCATAACACTGGAACTGTAACAGGCACAGTTACTACTAACAGCACATTCAACAACAACGCTGGTGGTATAGTAACAGGTCTTTACACTAACAATGGCACATTAATCAATGCTGGTACAACAGGCGATTGGATTAATAATAGTGTTATCAACAACAGCGGCACAATGGCTAACGGTACAAATAACGGTACTTACACTAATACAGGTACAGTTGGCACAGTGGCTAATACAGGTACAATGACCACAAGTGGCACAACAGGATTGATTACCAACACTGGTATATTAAACATAACTGGTGGCACAACCAGTGTCAATAATACCGGCACATTAAATGTGTCAGGTGGAACGTTAGGTACTTACACCCAGTCTGCTCCAGGTGTTACAACAATGAGTGTCAACCAACCAATATTAGTAACTGGTTTAGCCTCATTAGATGGCGGCATAACAATTAATGATGTGCCAGCGGGTTATGGTAGATACACTGTGCTGTCAGCAGGCAGTGTAAGTGGTACATATGATGCAATCAACAGCACCAGTAACTACCTACGTTATAGTTTAACTGATGTTAAGTTATACATTACACCAGATGCCACAGCCACACAGACAAGTATAGATGCCACAGCAAAGAATGTGTCAAACATGACTAGTCTGCAAGGCAGTGTGGTTACAGGTGCTTTAGGTAACGACTGTGCAGTGTTTGGCAAAGACGGTGCATGTGTGTCAGTCAACGCTGGCAGTAGCAAAGCAGGCACAGGTGATTTATATACTGGCGGTCTAACAGTAGGTAAAAAATTAACAGACAATTGGAGATTTGGTGTATTCACTAATTCATTTGCGAACAATCCAAATATTGGTGGTGTAACAATGAATAGTAATCCGGCAGTTGGCGGATTCGTAACCTATAGTAAAGATAGATTGTCAGTTACAGCCAGTGCAGCCGCTAATCAAGGCACAATGACTATAACACGGAATGGACCAGAAACAGGCGTAGGAATCAGCTCAGTCGACAATACTGCATATCAAGTTAAAGGTAGTTACAGTGTTCCAGTCACAGAAACTGTAACAGTTACACCTTATGTCGGTGTTCGTCACAGTGAAACACGCATAGGCGGTTACACAGAAACAGGTGCTGTATTTCCGTTAACTGTAGATGCTACAAACAGAACTAGAACAGATGTTCTAGCAGGTATTAGCGTAGCCAAACAGTTTACAGAAAAACTAACAGGCAGTGTGTCAGTTGGAGTGACACAACAAATTACTGATAAGCCAACTGAGTATAGAGGCACTAGTGAAATTGGTGGATTATCAACATTTAGAGGAACAGTGCTTAACGGTGGCTCGACTAATGCCAGTATTGGTGCCGGTGTAAGTTATGCCGTAGATAAAACTACAAGAGTTGGAATTAGTGTTGGCGTACAACAAAAGGGACAAAATCCTAACATCAACTCAGTAGGAATCAGTATCACAAAAGGCTTCTAATCAATATAGGCAAATAACTAGCCCGCTTCGGCGGGCTTTTTTATTAAATATAGTTTTAAGGAGTATGCTGTGATGCGTACAGTTATCGCGGCGTTCCTATTCTGCCTAACCAGCTCTATAGCCTACGCCCAAGCATTTGAATCAAGTAAACCTGTGCTCTGTGACAACGTGCAATCTATAATTAGAGGGTTGACAGAAAACTACAACGAAAAACCAGTATGGACTGCTAGAAATCCTGTAGACGATACTCGATATGCACTTTTCGTTAATGCCAAAGAAGGTTCATGGACCCTATTGCAGATGACCACTGAGATTGCCTGCATCATAGGCGTTGGACAGGAATCAAAATTTCTTTTCGATTCAGTATAAAAATCTTTTTTGTAAATACATTACAAGGAGGGGCAAGACTATGAAACAGAAACGACTCATAGCGGAACTGTATAAGGCTTGCTTCGACCACGACGCCAAGAAGATGGCAGAACTTAAAAGACTAGAGTTCCAAAAAATCTTGAAACGCAAGGCCGAAGGTAAGCATTTTACACACCGTTGGACCATAGTTCAGATTTGATTACTTGTAACTGATCTGTAATCTTTGACACACTTTAGAGCGATAAATATTGGCATGACAGCCAAGACTTATCGCTCTATTTTTATCTCTGATGTTCACTTAGGTACTAGAGACTGTAAGGCAGAACAACTCAATAACTTTCTTAAACACAACACCTGCGAAACTCTCTACTTAGTAGGAGACATTATAGACGCATGGCGTATTCAACAAAACAAATGGCGTTGGAAACAAAGTCATACCAACGTAGTTCGTAGGGTTATGGGACATGCCAAGCGAGGTACCCGGGTTATCTATGTTGCTGGCAATCACGATGAGTTTCTAAGACCTTTAATGCCCTACGGTATTAACTTTGGCAATATTGAAGTTGTCAATCAAATAGAACACGTGGGTATAGATACCAAACATTATCTTGTAGTACACGGCGACCTATTTGACGGGATTACTAGACTAGCACCGTGGATATCTTTCTTAGGTGACAAGGCCTACGATTTTGTTCTTAATTTAAATAATAAATTTAATTGGCTGCGACACCGTATGGGATTTGGCTACTGGAGTTTAAGCAAGTATCTCAAGGTTAAAGTTAAGAAAGCGGTGGATTTTATATTTCAATTTGAACGTAACTTAGCCGCGTACTGTAAGAAGCGTGGTTTCGATGGTGTAATCTGTGGACATATACATCACGCAGAGATCAAAGACATAGACGGTATAATATACATGAATGACGGCGACTGGGTAGAATCAATGACCGCACTGGTAGAACATCATAACGGTCGTTGGGAAATCGTAACATGGACCAAGGAGCGAGACGATGTGGCTGATGATATTGATAGCGGTACACATAAACAATCCGCAAGACGTACCAGGAAGAATAATGCTACAGTTCCAAACACAACAACAGTGTGAACAGGCATTAAGGACTATGACCTATTGGTTAAAGTTTGATTCATTTAAGGTAGAAGGCAAATGTCTAAAAGACTAAGTGAACTTATTACTATCGTAGTTCCCTGTAAGAACGAAGAACTATACATACATCGATTAATAGATGATTTAAGATTTCAAAGTCTTGGAGGAGCTAAGATTATTATAGCCGACTGCTCTACTGATCGTACTAGAGAAGTTATTCAAGATCACGGTTTGGGGATGAATATAGAAATTATCGATGGTGGTCCTGTGTCTGTGGCAAGGAATCGTGCCGCCCAATTAGTCACTACTCCTTACATACTGTTTATAGATGCTGATGTTAGATTTTTTAGTCATCACACTATACAGGATGCTGTCAACGAACTGGAACAATATGATCTAGATCTCGTTGGGTTGAATGCTAAATGCTATGATGATGATATTAGAGCACAGATTGGATTTAAGATTTTTAATGCGATCAATCATGTATTGAAATATTTCTCACCTTTTGCTGTAGGTGCGTTCATGCTTACTCGTAGAAGCAAGTTTGAAGAGTTGGGCGGATTTCCTGAACAGTTTTCTACCTCCGAGGACTTCTTCTTATCTAGAAAATACAGCGTTAAAAAGTTTAAAATCGTAGATCATTACTTTGGACAAGACAGTCGCAGATTTAAGAAGATGGGCTATTTTGGTATGGCTTGGTACTTGATTAAAAACTTTTGGAATCGTAATAATCAAGCATACTGGGACAAAATAGATAACAGTAAGTACTGGAATTAAAAAAGCCCCTTTCGGGGCTTTTTTATTCATGCGCAATAACTAATGCTACTGCTACTGCCACAAAGATCCCTCTTATCCAGAGATCTGTCTTGGTTATTTTATACAGCGGTTTCATTTTCCACCTCCTTAGTTTTCCACATGCTATAGGCAACACCTGCTGCTAACAGACCAAAGGTTAAACCTAAGGTTAATATTGCAGGCAATTTAATACCAATCATCATTAATACAATCTTAACACCGATCAATACTAAGATTAGTGCTAGAGCGTATTTCAAATAATGAAATCTATGTATCATAGCACTGAGAGCAAAATACAGTGCTCTAAGTCCTAAGATAGCAAAGATGTTGGATGTATAGACTATGAAAGGATCTTGTGTGATCGCTAGGATAGCGGGTACGCTATCTACGGCAAATATAATATCCGCAAAATTAATCAAAACCAAAGCAACGAACAATGGAGTATAATATCTTACACCATTCTCCTTGAACCAGAAGTCGTGACCTCTGTATTCTTTGCTTAGGTTCATTTTACTTTGCATCCATTTATAGATCTTATTGTTCTCAAAATCCGGACCATTGTCGTCATCGGCGAACAACATCTTAACACCTGTATAGATTAAGAAGGCACCGAAGAACCACAATATCCATTGCCATTCACTGACAGCTGCCGCACCAAATCCTATGAATATCGCTCTTAGTATCAAGGCTAATAATATGCCCCAGACTAATACACGATGCTCGTACATTCTAGGTATACCTAAAAATGTGAAAATCAGTGCGAATACAAACACATTGTCTAAACTTAGACTTTTCTCTACGAGAAAGCCTGTATAGTAAAGTAAAGCATCATCTGCTCCCCTATACCACCAGACGCCTAGTCCAAACAGTAATGCTACAGCTATGTAGAATGCAGAAAGCCATAGACTCTCTTTAACAGAGATTTCATGATCTTTCTTATTAAGAACTCCTAGATCGAATGCCAGAAGTGCGATTACGATCACAAAGAACGCAACCCAAGGCAGCAGAGCCGCCGAAAACAACATTTCCATACTTGTCTCCTAAGTAATGGTCTTGCCGCTTCGTTACTAAACCGGGTATTGCTACCGTGTTGACGATTTAGAAATCCAATTATGGATGGCTACTCCCCAAAAGTATTTAGTTAAATACTAGATGTTTCGAAAAGCCTTTATTCTATCTTTGATATTACTTTTAAGCGGATGTGCGGGTATACGTTTTTGCGCCAAAGACGAGAATCCTAAAAAAACAGGTTGTAGAGCCTGGGACCCTGCCTCAATATCTGGAGCTGTAAGCAGATGAAATTACAATTTAAAAAATTCCTCCTTACTCCCTGGACTGCGTTAATCACGTTGGCACTTATTTTAAGTATAAGAATCGCTGATCCTGTCTTTGTAGAAAGTATAAGATTAAGATATTTTGATACATTAATAACTAGCAAAGACACCACAGTAAACAATATTGTAACCGTAAACATCGACGAGAATGCAATAGAAAAATATGGGCAATGGCCTTTCAAGCGTGATATCTACGCTAATCTTATAGAAGATTTATATAGGCGTAATGCCGGATTAGTAGTTTTTAATGTATTAATGACTGAAAAAGATCGTCAAGGAGGCGACGGAGCTTTAGCAGCAACATTAAATGAATTTCCTATAGTCGTACCTCATATGCCTTCGGATAGAAATAAAAACACTCCTAGAAAACCTAGTACGGCTGTTATTGGTGCAGAAAATTCACAAATGATTGTTTCGTATCCTGGAATAATTGCAAACGTTCAAGAAGTAGAACGTCGTGCTGCTGGGTCAGGTGTGGTCAATACGTTACCCGAAATTGACGGGGTTAATCGAAGAATGCCTTTGGTAATTGCTGTTGACGGAATTGTCTATCCTAGTATAGCTATGGAAGCTCTAAGAGTAGCCGCAGGAGATAGTACCACGCAAATAAAATTAAATGAAGCAGGTGTGGAAAAAATGCGCATACCTAAATTTGGTCCTATAACCACAGACCAATTAGGTCGAGTTTGGATAGATTGGAGTCAGAAATCAAAATCAGTTTCTATGACAGAACTGCCAAAAGACTTTGGTGGGGCTGTTGTTATTGTAGGTGTTGCGGCAGCAGGTTTAGGCAACCCTGTCCCTACAGCTATAGGAAGTATATGGCCGCATGAAGTACAAGCATCACTAATAGGTACAATGTTTAACGGCATTGTGATTGAGCGACCTGATTATGCTGATGGTGTTGAAATAATTGGTCTGCTTGTAATTGGATTATTAATAATTTTCTTGTCGAGGTGGACCTATGTGGGACTTT